GTTCGTTGATCCATTAAAGGGAGCTGAGTAATGAAAAATTATTTTAAAGCCAAGGTTGAAAAAGGTTTAGAAGTACCTCGTAGGGGAAAATGGTCTAAGTACGGTAATTTTTTAGATACCTTGGAGGTGGGCGACTCGTTTATTGTGGAACATGAAAATGAAGCAAATGGAATTAGATCAGCGGGTTACTGGGTAGGCATGAGATTTATTTTAAGGAAGGTTGATTCTGAGGAAAACCAAGAGGGTTTTACTTTTAGAATGTGGTACGCAGAGAAAGTGGCAGGAAGTCCTGGTGTTAGGAAGAGTAGAGCAAAAAAAACTGGAGATAAGTAATGAGTAAAACAAAAAAAGAACAAGCACACGAGAAGTTTTTTTATGACCTGTTGGACGCGTCTGAAAATGCTGCTGAAGGTGGTCTTGATGTTCCACATGCAGTCTTTGTGGGTATACAATTTTTTACCCAGATGGCATTAGATTGTGCACCTAATAAAAAAGAAGCAAAAGATCTTATTGCAGATGCAATGAAAGACGTTAAGAAGGAGACAGCATGATTACACATAATGATGTAGTAGAACAGATACGAGATCGTATCAAAGCAGAGGTGTCGCCAGGCTTACATTCAGCTTGGGTCAAAAAAATATTAACAATAGTCGATGATGTTGAGTTCATCGCTGACGAAATGATTACAAAAGGAGTACAGAATTATGAGCCTATTGAATGATGTAACAACAGGGATACAGATCCCTTCAATAAAGATTAACCTATCGGGTACTGATGGCATTGGTAAGACTACCTTTGCAAGTCAAGCTCCCAACCCTATCTTTATTAAGACAGAGTCTGGTACTAACTATGTAGACACGTCATCCTTTCCTTTATGTGAAAGCTATGACGACATACTAATGCAGATCAAAACTCTGTATGAAGAAGACCATAACTATAAGACAGTAGTCTTTGATACAACTGACTGGGCAGAGAAGTTAGTGCAACAAAAAGTTTGTGCTAACCATAACCTTAAGTCTATTGAATCAATGGGTTACGGAAAAGGTTTCACAGAATCTGCTGAATTATTTGGCAGACTTCTAAGAATGTTTGATGCCCTACAAAAGAAGAAGATGCACATCATCTTGCTTTCTCATGTGGGCATAAGAACTTTTAACGATCCAGAGCGTGAGCCCTACGATCGTTGGGAGATGGCTACTCATAAGAAAGTATCAGCAATGATACGTGAGTGGGTAGACTTCAACCTGTTTGCGAACTACGAGGTATCAACTCGTACTAGTGGGCAGGGTTTTAAGGAAACAACCAGGGCTGTGTCATATGGCAAGCGTAAGTTGTTTCATAAATACACCGCAGCCTTTGATGCTAAGAGTCGAGTTGACTTGGGGAATGCCCCTTTGGATCTTGATTGGACAGCGTTCATGACTGCATTTAAAGAATCTTTAAAATCTAAAGGAGAATAATATGTCTGATTTTGAAATTAACTTGACCAATGTCGAGGAAAAAAGTGGGTCGTTTGACCTTATGCCAGTCGGTGACTACGAGTTCGTAGCTACTGGATGGGAGAATAAAACAAGTGCTAAGGGTGATGCCTACTTGAATATCACATTCGATGTGACAGGCCCTACACAATCAGGTCGTAAGATCTGGGAAACCTTCATGCTTGCAGGAGCTGGGTTGAATGTGTCTATAAGCAGACTAAGAGACTGGAGGAAAGCAATGGGTATGGAACCTGATGTGGATGCCTTTGGTATAGAGCAACTTGAGAGTATGTTGAACATTCCTTTCAAAGCCAACGTCAAAGTAGAAGTTGGTGGAGACAAGGGAGACGGAACGAAATGGGCTGATAAGAATAAGATTGCTAGGTTTCTTGCAGTTGAAACGAAGAGTAGTACATCAGCTCCTTCGCAAAGTCCCAAAGCAGAACCAAAGTCTAATGACGATGGCTTTGATTGGGACAAATAATTTATCTATAAGGAGAGAGAATTTTTGTAGATAATAAATCGAGTGAGTAGTCTCAATACCGAGGCTACTCCTCGCACCCTTAGGTAGTATATACCTTAATATATTTTTGGAGAAATGTATGGCTATAGATAAGAGAGAGGCTAAGGCCTTGGTAGATTCAATGACATCTTTGTTGAACTCGTTAGATCAAAATTTTGACAGCTTGCCGTCTGAGTTAGATACTAAAGTTAAAGAAGCTAAATTAACATTATTAAACGTGGATATTAAAGATGATAAACGAAAAAAAATTCATAGAATATTTGGATAAACAAACTTGTGACAAGGTAATAGAAGACGTGCAAAATTGTTTAGATGAATGGACATTAAAAGAACTTGATTCAAGATCGGCAATAGTAACCCTAACCAGGTTTGCTATTGATCTATCTTTTAAGTTCTCACACACACAAACAGAAGCCCTAGAATTAATACTTAACATGGTAAACAACCACATGGAGATACCAGGTTTTGATTTTGATACTAAGGAAGAAGTTGAAAAGATAGTACATTGAAACTTAGATACTATCAAAGAGATGCAATAGATTCTCTACACCATTGGTTTGCCACACGCCCAGCAGAGGATCATGCTTTGATTGCTTTGCCTACAGCGGCAGGTAAGACCATTATCTTTTCTCACTTCATTAAAGAAGTATTGGCTAAAGATCCTACGGCTAGATTCCTAGTGATGGCTCATAGAAAAGAGTTAGTAGAGCAAGCAGAAACTAAATTAAAAATGGTATGGCCAGAAGCTCCTGTTGGAGTCTTGGCCGCAGGGATGAAGCGATACGAGATTGATTCACAGATCCTTGTTGCTAGTCGTGATACCTTGGCATCACCTAAGAGATTAGATGCTGTCGGTAGCTTTGACTATATGATTATAGATGAAGCACATAACGTACCGCCGAGTTCCCATACCAGGTACAAGAAGATCATAACAACTTTGTCTGATAGGAAACCCATGAACGTCATGGGCTGTACTGCTACACCATATCGTATGGGGCAAGGTTATATATATGGCAATCGTAAAGATCATTTCTTTAAGGACTTGTCTTACTCAGTATCTATACCCGATCTTATACGCAGTGGATTCTTATGTAGGCTATCTGCCTATGCGGTGAATGAACATGCAATCATTGATGCAGGATCAGTAGGATTAAAGTTTAAGAACGGAGACTTCAAAGAGAGAGAGCTAGAAAAGATAGCCATGGTTGACACTACTATCATAGAGGTTGTTAACGACTGGATTGATAACGCCTATACCAAGGGCAGAACAGCAACAGTATTCTTTTGCGTATCAGTATTACATGCGGAGAAGATGACCCAGTGTTTAAAAACCTACGGCATTATGGCTGAGTGCGTCACTGGAGAGACACCAAAAGAAAAGAGAGAGGATGTATTAGAGAAGTTTAACAACGGATCTATTCATGCTATATGTAACGTGGGTGTCTTGACTGAAGGTTGGGATGCACCTAGAGCTGACTGCATAGCGTTACTTAGACCGACTCAAAGTGTAGGCTTGTTTGTCCAGATGTGTGGCAGGGGCATGAGGCTTCACGAGGATAAGGATAACTGCCTACTACTAGACTACGGAGAGAATGTTGCCAGGCATGGCTGTCTTGATGAGGTTCAGCCTGATCAATCAGCACCCGCCAAATACCATCCTAAGATCTGCTCAAGTTGTAAGGCCATCAACCTACCTGCTGCTAAGAAATGTATTGAGTGCGACCAGGTATTTGAAGGAGCTAAGAAGTTTGAAGAGTTAGAGACTAGGAAAGAAAAGGAAGCTGCTAAAAGAACTAAGGCAGAGAGACAAGCTGTCCTGTCTGATGAGAGAGAGAAGGCCAAGCCAAGATACAAACCTGTTACAGATATCTATGCAACAGTAACCAAGTCCCATAACGGCAGTGAGTATTGTCAGGTTATCTTTACAGTTAAGAATGAGTTTTTCCCTAAGAAGATGCCACTAATGTTTGGTCATCCTACTGCACACAACATGGCAGTTCGTAAGTGGAAGAAGATAGCAGAAAAATGGGGATCACCCAATCAGCCTTGGATGGCCGCTGAACTAATAAACAGTGGTGCTTTCGAGAACATAGCTGAGATTGTTTTACAGAAGCAGGGCAAGTATGAGAATGTAATAGGGATCAAAACAAAAAACAATGAGGAGATAATGTTATGACAATTAACAACCTACTAGATGAGGTAGAAACAAATGCTGAGAGAAGGCAACGATTTTATTTAGGCATCAGTGGTATCGGTAATCCTAATCAGAGACTCCTTTGGATGAGATACCGCTGGCTTATGCCAGACGATTGGGAGCCAAGAGTTCTCAGGCTACTAGACCTGGGTAACGTAGTAGAAGAACATTTGATTGAGAAGCTACGTAAGATACCAAACGCAATCATCTATGACGTACAAGAGGATGGCAAGCAGTTTAGAACTGAAGCCCTTGGAGGGCATGTCAAGGGACACATGGATGGTATGGCTGAGAACTTACCAGGCTTAAGAGAGAACACCAGATACTTATTAGAATTCAAGACAGCTAACGATAGTCGCTTCAAGAACCTAGAGAAGCTAGGTAGCTATTGCAACTGGTCAGAAGAGTATGACGCACAGATCCATCTATACATGGGGCTGTTTAAATTAGATCATTGCATAGCCATTGTTTATAACAAGAACAACTCAGCTCTGTATACGGAGATCGTTGACTTTGATTACTTAAAGTTTGAGATGTTGATGGAGAAGGCTGAGAATCTATTGCTAACCAATACACCACCAGACAATTACATACCCGAGACTGACTACAGAATCCGTAGCTTCATGTCTGTTAAGGAGAGGGCCGCATACCTTGGCAGATCTTTACCAGATAAAGTTCACTGTAGATCATGTCGCTTCTCTAGTGTTGATGTAAAGAAAGGGGATGCACATTGGCAGTGTTCACAGCATGACAAGAAGATAAGCGAAGAGAGACAGACTAAGGGATGTCCAAGACATAACTATATACCAGAGCTGATACCAGCTACTGTTATCGAAGTGGATGATAACTTTGTTATGTATGAGAAGGATGGCTTTAAGTTTATTAATGTAGCTGAGAAGAAAGGATCTAAAGAAGACAACCTTTATTCTAGTGAGGAGCTGATAGAAGTAATCAACAGTGGCTTTCCAAAAGAATTACTAGAGCAGTGTGATGCTATTAAGAAGTTAATGGATGGAAGTATCTCAAGCATTAGACCCTGGGTTGAGACAGGTACGCCTTTCTAATCCCTGGCTTTCTTTACTATTATAATTTTTATATCGGGGTAGAGAGCTTCAACAAGTTTCTTCTTTAATCTAAACATGGGTGTCTCTATGCCCTTAGTATCTTCTATGATCTCATCACCATTGATGTTCTTATATTTAAAGTCAGCCTTGTAAAGACATACCTTCTTCTCATTAACAAAACATGGGAAGGGTGGATGTATTTCTATGTCAGAGATTAGGCCTTGCTCTTCTAGTTCTTTAAGGTGATTGTATCTAGCGGCCTCAAGCTTACTGTCAAAAGTATAGCCGTCTAGCTTTACTTTCTTTGCCCCGTATTTGTTGTACAAGTTATATTCCTAGTATTTTCTTTTCTTCTTCTTCTCTTAATAACTGAGATGCTCTGCTAGGTTGAGCAAGATTGGGTGCTTGAAACTGTCCTTGTAAAGATTGTCCAGTTAAGTCTAATGAGGCAGAGGCTAAGTCTCCAACAGGTACGTCCTGCGGTGCTTTAATATCTGTTCCTTGTACAGCAAAGTTAAGTACGTCTTGATTAATATCGCTAGGTTTAAATATACCCAACATAACCAAGTCTCTGTTTGCTACTTTAGCAATCTTTAACTGTTCGCTAATAGCATAATCAGGAACTCCTAATGTTCTTGCATCTTCTATAGCTGTGTAAAGAGTTCTTAAAGAATTGTATCTGTCTTCGTTTGTATTGATGTAACCTTTAACAAAACCCTCTGCATCTCTTCTGTTATTTGATCTGAGCAATCTATTAAATTCATTAGTTGTTTCTCTTATAGCTCTCTTAGACTCTGCTGCTTTGTAATATAGAGATCTTTCTAGCTGTGGTTTAACAACTTTAATGCCAGAGAAAGCCTGTACCATTGTCTCTGCCACATCAATAGGTTTTCCTTTTGGACTAATTAAATCTTTTTCTCCTGTAAAGACAGAGGCTGCCGCTGTTGCAAAATCTTTAGGAACAAATTGAGTGCCCTCTGCATCAACTTGTATTGAGAAAGGAAGTGCTGTGGGTGCTATGGAATTAAAAACATGTACCATTGATTTTCCCATCACATCTCCTAGCTGATCTGATTCGTTATAAATAATTTTACCTGTTGAAGTTTTACCAGCTTTAGCTTCAAGCAAAGCATTGGTACCTATACTTGTTGATAAGAAAGGATTTGCCATTTCTCCTATCATGTCTACTGTTGAGTTGCTTGCTATGCTCATTAGACTAGCTTCGTTTCTATTGCCAGTGGCAACTGCATTTAATACAGCTCTAACTGGTCTTTGTAAATAATCATAAGGATTGGTATAACTATAATTAATAAAGCCTGTAATGTTACCCGATGAATCAGTGCTTGTTGGAATCATAGTCGCAGTCTTTTCCCAGGGTGCAGCAAATGATCTTTTATATGCGTCTATTTGTTCTTGTTTTGCACCTGTTAAAGCTAAACCCGTTGCAACTAAACCTGCTGGAACTCCAACAGTTGTTGTTAGTGCAGATGTTAGTCTTCTCATTCCTACTTTTTGTAATTCTGCATTGTTACTTGTTAATTCTTTAATACCTCTTGATATGGTATTACCAGTATTTCTTATAATCTCAGAAGGAAAGGCTGTAAAGTTACCTATTACTGGTAAAAATTTTAATTCTTTTACTATCTGAGGAGTTCTTGAATAGGTAGGAGTTACATTCAAAGCTATGTCAGCTGCTTCACCTTTAATAAATTTATCTAAAGCATCATCGCCAGCAGATCTTAAATCCCCAACATTGATAGTACGATCTGATCTAATAAACTTTTGAATATTAGAATCAGAAAAACTCTTAGCAGCATTGACAGGAATAAAAGCATCATCGGCAGAGTCAGCTATAACCTTGGCAAGCTTTGCCTGTTCGCCATTCCAATTAATCCACCTAGCAGCGTTATCTGATCCTGTGTAAACTCTTTCAATAGGTTTTCTTGCAACATTAGCCGCCTTAATTATCCTAGATGTAAGACCGTTTGATTGTAATTTTTTCATTAAACCAATATCTCTATCAGCATAAGAAGCAACGTCAGCTATTTCTTCTAACTGTGTTCCTCTTCCTACAACAATTCCGTACTCTCTTCCTTCTTTAAGTTCTTTGTTGTATTTTGTTTTTCCTTTAGGATCAAGCACACCAGCAAAAGATTTTTTAAGAGTTCCTAAAAAGTCCGCAGAAGGCCCAAGGTTTCCATTCATAGCTGCAAAAAGTGGGATACTAGTATTGTTTCTTATATGAGCACCAACGGATAATAAAGTTTTGTTATATTGTCCTACTGTTTTTAAAGCTAATAAACCCTTGTAAGCACCCATTAAAATATCAGGTGCTTCAATTTTAAAAGCTTTTGTAGATCCTGTAACAGCATCAACAAAAACTTCTGGTGCATAGGTATCTTGTAAAGCACCTTGATTGTCATTGAATTTTAGATACTTAACTCCGTCATCCATTTCTTCAGCTGGAATAGAGTCTCTTAGTTTTTTAGTTTTAAAGTCAACAGGACTTATGTTTGCTGCTTCTAAATCACTAGCAGTTCTTA